GTCACCAGTTTACTCACCAGTGCCAGCGCATCCGCCGCTGCGCCGCCATTGGTAAGCGAAATGCTACTTGCCGCCTGAATCTCAACATTGCCCGATGGATCCAGTTCAATTTTTCCTCCTGATGGTTGGCTCAGAACCATCTGCCCACCGGCCCCGAGTGTCACCTGGAGCTGGTGCGTACTCGTGTTGTAGTGGATGATCGTTCCATCGGCGAATTGGGTATAGCGATCGGCGGGTGTGAGTCCTGCTGGTGCCGAGTCCACGGTTGACGGGACTCCACCGGTCACGATGCCATTTTCGTCCCACTCATCCATGACAACGGACACCTGCTCGCCGATGTCCGGTTGCCAGAAGTCTTTGTCGTTCATCGTCTTCATGACTTGGACCGGCAACCAAAAAGAGAGCACGTTCGCTTGGTCAGGGAACTGCACGCGCACTCGGTAAGGCGGAACAGACTCGATCTGCGCAACGATGCCCGTCCTGTAAGGCGGGTGGAACTGCTCCGTATATGGTCCGCGTACTAAGTCTGGCATCTATTCTCCGTAGTCATCCGAAACCGTCTGCGTACCAGCGCCGGCTCCGGTCGTTGCGATTGTGGTCCTGAGTTCCAAAGAGGTTTTGTAGCCGTTCCGGTCCAGCCGATGCTTGCCCTCGTTGATGATCCATTTTATCGAATCGAGCGCAGCGCCAAACCCCGAGAGCATGACTGGATTGCCGGCCCGGTAGACCATCGACCCCGGAATGATTACCTCGGCCTTCAGGACGTGCATATTGGCGGCGTGGAGATGGGCTTGCGCGCGTAGGGTGGCTTGCTGTGCGTTCTCTATCCGTTCCCGGACTAGTAGGGTGTCCTGAAGCCCTAAGTCAACGCCCTGGGTAGCTGTGGCCGCGGCGTTGGCCGTTGCCTGGAGCAGCTTCTTCGAGTGCGGGTCGAAATACATCACCACGGCCTTCTTGTAGGTCTTGTCGCCGTGGTGCTGCTGGTGAATCCTGAATCGCGTGTTGTCGGTCTTGTAGATGTACTGCGCATTCTTGTCTTTGAGGTCCGTGATTTTCTTCGCATCCAACTTCGGGCGGCTGTAGAAGACGAGTTGATCGCCGCGGATGGTGAACTCGTAATTTTGCCCGTTGGCAAGCCTATGCAGAAATGCAAGGTCACTCTCTAGGCGTTGGGTTATATGCTGATAAGGAACATCGGGATTCACCGCGTCAATTGACACGCTCATCCCATACTTCGCGGCGATGCTCTTAGCTATCGATGTAAGAGTCTGGCCTTCATAGGGCTGCGAATATGAGGTCCTGATGGCATGAGTCACCCCGGCCTGGATTGCCCGGATCAGGAACGTGTCTGGCGGCCCCTCTGCCTCCCATTCATCCACTTCAAAGTTCCCGCAGGACACGAGAGAGGAACCTTGATAACCGATTGACAAGCTGAGCGCTGTGCCGATCTTAGGCGGATTGTTCGCCCACGCGCGCGCCGAGTCCTCCACCTGAATCTCCAGCACGTTTGCCTTGCCGCCGATAGCTTCGTCGTAGTGGACGTGCTGGGAATGGGTCGTCAGGTTGCCGGCGACCTGAGTTCCGCCGATCTTGATTTGCCACGCCGGGATTTGTACGGATGCGCTCATTTAGTTCCACGGCGTCGAACTGGTTGTGCTGGTCGCTGGTGTGATCAGCGGGACAAAGACCTGAACGCCTTGCGCCACATAGTCGCCAATCGGAATGCCAGGGTTGTTCTGAATCAGCGGCTCAACCTGCGTAGAGTCTCCGTACATCTTGTACGCTATCGCATCCCAGCGTTCCCCTTTGGACACGTAGATGATTCCCGATGACGGTGCGGACGGGTTGACGTAGGTGGTAACGAGTGACGCTGTCAGGACCCCGCTTCCACCGTTTGGTATCACGACATTCGGCATTTAGGCAGCCCTCGCAATCGTGCTCAACGGGACATTCGTATACGGCGTCTGTGCCGGTATTCCCGAGGGGGAAGCTGTGGCAGGACTCACGACAAGCGTCGATCCGGCCGCCGCGCTCTGTGAAGTGGTGAGCCCTGGAGGATTGGTGTTGATTGTTGAGTTGCCGATGGTCCCGACCGTCATGGTGTTGCTCTGGAGCGTGGAGGGCGCGACGTACTCGGTCAGTTCAAGATCCATCTCCGCAGCGATTACAGAGCCGTCATCTGCCATCCACCGCTGCTTGAGCCGGTAGTTTGAGATGACGAAGGTCCCGAGGTTGTTCTTGTTCCCAAAGACGAACTGTTGCGGAACATGGAAGTCGGCAAGCTGTGTAAGCGCGTTGATGGCTGTCTGGGGTTTGCACCAGAAGTTGTGAAGGTAGATCGAAATTTCAACGTGGCGAAGATTGTCGTAGATCCACTGCAACACAGGAGGCGCCCCTATCACGTTGATTGCTTCGTAGTGGTACTTTTTCTCTATCTCCAGCTTTGTCGGGCTGGCGAGAGGCTGAAACGAGATGGGGCCGAAAGATGCGAACATTAGCGCGCCCCCCCTAATTGCTTACGGGCATTTTGCTGGTTGTACTTCTCAATCTCCCGTTCAACCATATCTCCCATCGCTTTTGGGTCCATTTCTTGGCTTGGAGGGTAGATATTGATATTCGGATTATTGTTTACGGTTCCCGAAGTTCCCAGCGCGGAAAAGGGCGAGGTCGGACCAAATGTAGGAGTCGCCAATCGCGGCGATCCGAATGCCTCAGTATCCCATCCATAAATGCCGAATATGGGAGCCTGGGTAGGCCCCTTCCAATCTGCGAATACTGAGGGTTTTGGAGTCTGCATGCCTTGATAGGCTTCAAATCCAATGGGGTCATGCCTCTGCAACCAGTGACCGGCCTGCCACCCCAACATCCCACCGGTCACCGCCTCCCCAATAAACGGGAGAAATCTTGAGAGTCCAGCCGCTTCAGCGGCTCTGCCGCCCCCATACATCGCTTCTCGCGCCGTTAGAGTCTTTGCCGCGGTCGGGAACAAACTGCGCGCCCACCCAAGAGCGGCGGCGCCTCCGAGACCTTTCCACATCATCGGCCCTAATTTTACTGCCGCTGCTAAAATTCCCGCTCCTACTCCAAGCTCCAAACCTCTTCCGGCAACTTTCGCCGCAGTCGGATGCTTATCGGAAAACTCGTTCATCTTGTTTATAATTTCCGTCATCTGGTTAATGTCGGTAGTCAGATCAGGAAGGATACGAGTCCCGATGGACTCCTTGAATTCCTGCCATGCGCTTTTCATTTCCTGCATGTGCGCATCAAAGGTAGCAGCGCGGTCTTTCGCATCCTGATCTAATTGCCCACTCGCATTGTCTATTTCGTTGTATGCCTCCTTCAAATCGTCCATGTGCTTGATAAGCAGTGCTACATTGGCCCCTTGACTTCCCATCGAAGACTCAAGGGATCGCTTCTGCTTGTCAGACAGTTCGCTCATCTTCTCAAGGGTCTTGATAAGGTTGACGTGCCCATCATTCGTCTTTACGACTTGGAGGCCATACTTCTCCATTTCGTAGCGACCATCTTTCATTTTGAGCAGAGAGTTAACGATTCCAGCCAGGATGGGGCCTGATCCGCGCGGGCCGCCAAGGTTGATTCTGTTGCCCTCGGCCATCAGTGCGAGCATTGTTTTCTGCGCGACATTGTTGACTTGTGCCGCTGTGCCGAGCATTCTGAGAGCCATTGACATGCGCATCAGACCACCGCTGCCCATCGGGAAGCGCGCCTGAAGAACGGCTATTTCGTCGCCAAACTCCTTCATTTGGTCGATAACGGGGCGACTATTATCCCCGAGGTTCTGGACTGCCGAAGACAGAACTTTCGCGGCAAGAGGCGCCGTGTCTCCCATGACTACGGCTAATTTTGCTGCGGTCTCGGTCTGTTCTTTGATCGCCCCATCGTCACGGAACGTCTTGTACAGTTCCGTCATTGCCTGCATTGCTTCTTCTGCGCCGCCCTTCAATGGCAAGGAAGTTCCAATCTCGTCAGCCTGATGCTTATACCGTTCCATCGCATCCGCATTGGCGAGAGTGGCCTCTTTCAGGCCTACCATCTGCTCTTGCATGGCGGCGGCTGGCTCAATG